TCACAAAGCACCTGTAGATTATCCACCTCACAGAATAACCTCTCTACAAAGCCTGGGAGGTCATTAGCACACCTTAATGTACCAGCTGGTATTATGTGGTCAACATTAATTTTCTTGTCAGGAAACCAATTAGAACACTCTTTACACTGATATTCAAATTTCTGTCTCTTAAGAGGACCTTTATAGGTTCTACGAGCTTTCATTTTACATTGTGTAATAGGTTTCCAAAATCTTGATTTCTGTCTTAAAGCACTACGTATAAAAGACCAAAATGCAGACTCTGTTAAACTGCCTGCATTTCTAGTCTTTGGGGTTAGTACTCGTTTATTTTTAGCCATTGCTTAATTTTTTATCTAAGATAGGAACTAATCTGTTACGAACTTCTTTAGCTCCTGAATCTTTAATTGAGTCAGATACATCCTTACTCATAGGAAGCACTGTAATTTCTATAAAGGAATATTTTTCTTTGTAAGATTTCATAGATTCTATACCTGCTTGGTCAAAATCAAACATTACAATAATCTTTTCATACTTTTTTTTAAGCTCTTCCATTACATCTTTCTTAAGCATAGTGTTCTCACTATCAGGAGCTATAACATCTAGATCAAGTTTGAGTGACTTAATAGACATTATATCTTTAAGACTAGATGTAATTAGTAAATGCTTACGATTTTGTAATTGATCCCAGCCTTGGATGTAATCAGTCACCTTAATAAACTTTTTATCAAGAGTCTTTGGCTGATAGATTTTATAGAGAGTACCATCTTCTTTGAAATAACCATATAAATAAAGTCCTTTTATACAAAGTTCATTACCGTCCTTGGTCATACAATAACTTTCTAGTGGTTTCACAATGTGAGCATCAAGAAGTTTAGATCCAATATTAAACTGTGTCCAGAAATATTGATCTTGGCTACTCCAGTTTCTTATATTATAACTAGTCACTCTATATTTAGATGCTCTTTGAAATTTTTCTATGTCATAACCTCCATTATTATGCAGAACAAAATCATTATATGTTTCTATAATAAACTGACAAGTTTTATGAAATGATAGATGTGTCATTTCTTTTACTAAATCTATAGCACTACCACCTTTACCTGTAGAGAAATCTTTATACCTGTAAACATTGTGAGTATCAGTATAAATACACATACTAGGTGTACGTTCACCAGGATTAAATATAGATTTAAACTTTACATCTTGTCCATTTAGTTTTTCTTTAAGTACACAGAAATGTTCAAATATCCATGTAACTGGTACATCTTTTATATCATGTACTAGATCTTTTGTGTTAAACATAAATAAAAATTTAAAAAAATAAAGGGGAGATGTAGAAACATCCCCCCGACTATAAACTAAAACTGGAAATTAAATATTAAAATCATCATTCACTGGTTCAAAACCACTAACTGGTTTAGATGCTAATGGAGTGAAATGATATTTATTAGTTTTATCAAACTTGTTCATTTTGGTTTCATCAGAAGAACAGAATTTGTATTTAGGAAGAGACAATCTTACAATCACTTTTCCATTATATTCATCTTCCTTACCTGCTAGGAACCAATACATATCTTTTTCTTTTAAGATGTTCACTGCTTTCTCTACCCACTGCTCAATGGATGTAATACTTGCATCTTTAGATAGGTTATCAATTTCTTTTCTAAGTCCTAACTCATTAGCAATCATAATAATCTTGCTAAGAATCTCATTTTTATTTACATCATCACTGTTAAAGTCAGCAATGTAAATACTTGCACTAACTCGTGCTGTTTGGCCTTTGTACTTTTCACCTTCTGGGTCTTCTCTATCAATAGCCCAACCTTCAAAGTTAGGTATTGCTGGACCTTCTAGTGTAATCTCTAAAGATTTTTTACCAGTTTTAGCCGTTCTTACTTGAGCACCATAAATGTGTGCCAATACTACTCCGGGTTCAAAGGATTTTCCTAATCCTCCTCCCTTGACATCTTGTCCTTCTGTTTTGAACATGTGTTTTGTTTTTTAAATTAATAAATGGGTTTTAATTTTCATAATCTTTAATAGCTTTCACTACTAGTTGTAAATCATTAGCTACTTCTAAAGTGGGAAACATTCCACGTGGACTTTTGCATGTATTCTCACCGTTGGTTTGGGTTTCAAATACATATCTAATATCTCCGTCTTTGTTTCTCTTGGCTTTTCCAAACAAAACTATGGAAAAAAGTCCTTCCAAAGTTAGTTTTTCATCAACCATTTTACCAATAGTTTTTGCTTTCAATCTACGTTTACCTTCCATATCAGTAGCTTCTTCTGCATGAGTTAGAAAGAAGATGAGCAAATCTTCTCTCATGTCTTTAGGCATACGAGCAATTCTAGCTAGGTGTGCACCTATCTGTGTGAATTTTTCATAACCTTTCTCATTAGCTTTGTCAAAGAATTCAAAGGAACTCATGTACTGAAAGTCGTCTATAATTATGTTTTTGATCTCAGGACGTTTTTCACTAACATATTTAACACAAGCTTCTATACTTTCAGGATTAGATTTGTCATACATATTACCATTTGGAGATTCTTTACTCCATAATGTATACTTCTTTTTCCATCCTTTAAAAGGAAGAGGCTTGTTAGCTACGTTAATAATAAATGTCTCTTTGGGATCTAATGTCTCAATGCTGGTAGACTTTCCAGCACCGGACTCTGCAATGATTAATACACCTTGTGCCATATGTGGTTGTTTTTATTTACTTTTTATAAGTTCATTTAACCAGTTCTTAGCACTAACTGGTTTGTTAGTAGAGATGGCATAGTAATCTCTAATAGTCATATCAGCATACGGTGCATCTTCCATAGGAGAAGGAGCATTAGGAATGTTAGCTGTATTTTCTCGTGCTTTTTCTGTTATCTTAAAAACTGAGTCTACAGTTCCTGTAAAAGCTGACATTTTACTAATAGCTACAGAACTTCTATGTACCACTTTAAGTTCTTCAATTGGAACTAAATAAGAACCTTTGGCATTAAGTTCATACTCTTCTTCAAAAGATGGTGTAGGTGGCACCCTATACACTTTTCTTTCTGAATCTGTTGGATTTAAATCTGAGTCAATAAGCTCAAAGAAAAATCCTTTTGTTTTTTTAAACTCTGATGGAAAGATTCCTACTACTAGTCTTCTTTGTTCATCGTAGAACTGAGTTTTCATGTTGAAATCAAATTGACTTATTTCTAAGTCAGCAATAATTTCAGCATTGAAATCTCTCATTTCTTTTGTTTTTTGAGCTTTGTATTTTGTCCTTTCTTCTTCGGACATACTGTGCATGATTGACATTGTGTTTTGTTTTAATTGTTATTGTTAAATTGTTGGTCCATTTATATTAGCAAATCTGTTTGCTGTTCTTCTTTGTGCAGGTTGTCCTGTTGGATTGTTAGCTGTAGGTTCTCCCACTTCTACCATTCTTTGTTTTGCAAACTCAGCTTTAAGAAATATTAAGTTAGTATCATCTGCACTATTTCTAGATTTTAATATATGAGCAAATACATCATCAGTTTTACAAGGATATTCTTTACGTCCATAAATTTCTATGTCAGCTTTGAACGGTCTGGTGAGAACTAATACCATGTCACTACCTTGTTGTAATGCATCACCACCAAAGATATCTGAGCTAGTAGGATAGTTACCTACGGTGCCTGGAGTTTTTCTTGATGGTTCATCTATACTCCTATTAAGTTGAGAAATCATAAAAACTATAATAGGAAGTTTGTTCTTTACTTTCATTAACATTTCTACAGTGTTATAAAGGGTGCTAATCTTTTCTTTTTCTGTTACATCTTTTTTAATTAACCAGCTATGATCTATAGTTACAATTAATGGTTTGCCTCCAAGTCCTTCATAGGATTTATAGATGGCTTCTTCCATTTGTTTTACAGTGATAGGTTCATTAATTTGACATCTATAGTTACCATGTTTATGAAATACTCTAGTGTCATTTAAATAGTTTTCCATCATTTTGATAGAGAAGTCATCCACTTGTTTAGTAGTAGATAACACTTGATTATAGTCAAGCCCCACTTGAGATGCAAAGTCTCTAGATGCTGTTTGTTTAGCACCCATTTCAAATTGAAATTCTAAAATGTTGAAATCTTGTGTTGGATTGAGATACTTAGATTCTCTTAGTATTTGACTAACAAACATTGTTTTTCCTGACCCAGGTCTTGCACCTATTGTTAGCATTGATCCCCATTCTAGTCCTGCAACTCCTGCATTATTTATTCCTGTCCATGGCAGGCTTAATGATTTAATTTTTCCGGATTGTCTATCTTTTATATACTGTAAACCTTCTTCTAGAATTTCAACATAAGTCTTAATACCAAAGGGTCTATCTTTCTGTGGGAGATTTAAAATGTTCATTAGTTTATTCCTAGTTTTAGTTTTGTAAATTTAAACAATTTTATTGATATAATCAAGACAATTTCTATAAAAATATATTTTAGAATTGTTACATTAATTATAAAAGTTTTAATTATAAACCAATTAACTAAACTAAATAAAATTGAAATTAAAAAGCTATGTATTATTTTTTCACGTATTGTCATATTTTATTTTTTTGATTTTCTAATTCATCAAGTATTTGCTGACAATGGTCTGCAAGTTTTGATGTCACTTCTTTTTGGGAATTCATTTTTTTTATAAAGTAACTACTTGTTGCCATATATTGATAATTTTTCATCTTGAACAATTTATTATAATCATCAGCAGCATCTAATACTAAATCCCAATCATACTCAGGATAATTTTTAAAGAACCATACAAACTTTTCTTTTAATTCACTTACAGATTGTCTGGCTAATTCTCCAGAAGGTAATCTTTTAGCTGGAAAAATTTCTCTATACTCATTAATACGTTCATTCATGTCAGATCCTAATACTTCTGAAGCTACTTTCTTTTTTGTTTTAACTATAAATGTTTCATATTCATTAAGTATCATAGCTCCTTTATTAGTAAGATTACCTTTATCATCTATTAGTCCTTTAGCTTGGCATATAATTTTTTCAGGTTCTTGATTAATAATGCTAGTTGGTTTAATGTTAGATCTACAGCAATCTAAAAAGTAAATTTGGTTAGGACTAACATTCCATTTGATCAATGGTGCCCAGTGTTGATGGCTCATAGTCTTTTTTTATTTGATTAATGATTAAATAGTATTTATCTTTAAATAAAGGGTCTGTTTCATATAAATTTCTAAATGTATTTATACCATGAATTACTGTAGTATGATCTCTACCTCCCATATAAATACCTAATTGCTTAAGATTATATCTCATAGATCTAGCTATAAAGAAAAATATACATCTAAGTTCTACAAGAGGTCTATTTCTATCTTTAGATTGTAATTTTGTTTTTTTATTATAAAAAGTAGGTAGATGTGGTTCAAAATACTTTTCTAGTTCTGGAAGTGTTAACGTAATAATTCCATCATCTGTAATTCTATGATTTGTAACCACTGTAGGATAGTAACCTATCTTATCGTAAAATCTATTAATAAATTCTGTAATAAGATCATGTTCTGCCTTTTTTTTATACTCTGCTGGATTCATAAATTTTTAGGTTTGTTCTTGAAATTTTTGTATATTATAATGTAGGAAAGGGTTACAAATTTATAACCTTTTCTTCAAACTATTTATATTTTTATGTTATTATTTTTAATTTATCGAAATGAGTGTAAATCCGACACCCAAACAATCTGTGGCTAACACATTGAAAATCTATGTGTTCCCAGCATTAGTTACAATTCTAGCAACCCTTATTTGGAGGGATGTAACTGAAATGAGAAGTGACGTTAAAATGTTATTGGCTCAGTCTAATGTAGATAAGACTGAAATTCAACAACTTAAACGTGATGTACAAATGCTTGATCATCAAGTATTTAAAATACCTGTATCTGTAGCAATGAATGATCAAGAAACAAAATCTAAAGATTATTTATATGCTGATAGGTATTTTAAACATGAAGAAATTTTTGATATAACTAAATATATACCTAAAACTGAATTATAGTAGACAATTATGGTAACAAGAATAAAACCTAGACGTAAGAAAGTAACTAAATTCAGTGTGAAGTCATACTGGGCTCCCACTCCTAACAAGATGAGGAAGATAGGTGATAGTTTGCTTGGTGTATTTTCCATTACATCTATGTCTTCTATGTTTTTAGACAACAAAAGTTTAGCTATAACATCTTTAATTATAGGTGTCGTAGGTAAAGTGTTAACTAATTTCTTTGCTGAAGAATCTGTTTATGTACAAGAAAAAGAAGAATACAATATATAAATATGGAAAAGATAACAAAAAATATTGTAAACATTTTTATTCTTATACTGTTAGTAATCATACTATTAAGAACATGTAAGGGAAAGACAATAGATGGTGGAGGTATTAAAATACTTAGAGATACAGTTTGGGTACATCATGATAGCACTGTTACTAGTAAGCCTCAGCTTATAAAAACTATTCCTTATGCTGTGCCTATTGATAGATGGAACACTGAGTATCTACCTGATACATCTAGTATGACTTTATTAATAAAGCAATATGAGCTTTTAGTTAGAGAGCTATTAGCTAAGAATATACATAATGATAGTATTAAGATAGACTCAATAGGTCATGTATATATTACAGACACTGTGAGTAAGAATCAAATAGTTAGTAGGACTACCCACTACAATCTT